TCTATGTAAGCTTCTATTTCTTTTTTATAATCTTTTGCTTTCATTTTATCTGTTCCTCATCCAAGCTGGTTTTACAGAAGTATCCATAACTTTACCTCCTCCCTTCAGGGGAAGAGGTTTCATATAAGGTATCCTTCTACCAGAGGGAAGCTGTTGTTCTACGTTTACCTTCTTTACACCGTAGGGCTTCACTGTTAAATTATATTTTTCAAAAGCCATCAGGAACGGTACCTTTCTGTTGTTTCCTTTAGTAGAGGGTCTGAACGCTTTTGAAGAATTGTGTCCAGCTTAGAATCTAACCTCTGTACTAAAGTTTCTACTCTGTTGCTCTTATCTATCAGAGCAATTATAATATCATCTTGATTTTTAAGAGCAGTTGCTACGTCTCTGAGCATAAAATGAAGAAGCTTCCAAGCTGCCGCTCCTGCTCCTATGGTGGCAACTATGGCAAGTCCGTAGTCTGATACAGCTTGAAATACACTAAAGTCTTCCACCATATATTTCCTTTCTTATCTATTCCCCTGAAGGAACTGGGTTACAAGAACAACCTCCTTCGCTGGTACAAGAACAATCTTCACAACCTGTGCATTGACAGGAAGGATTAGAACACCTCTTCTCTTGTTCCTCAGACAACGTCCGGTCCTATTCTAGCTGCACCGTAGCCCTGCCCTGTGGGTTTACCGTTGAAGGCGTTTAATTTTTCAGAGTCCACGGGAGGGTTCTGATCAGGAATAAGGTAGTCTTCTTTATTACCTCCTGACAAGGCGGAGCCGCTTCCAACCTTACCTCCTTTTTTAAGTCCTCTTTTCTTGGCATTCATATAGTTCATTGGCATTGCTTAAAATCCTCTCAGTGCTGCGCCAGAGCCTCTACCAGAGAAACCAGCTTTACGTTTACCCTTCTTGTTCATACCTTGGGTCTTGAGCTTACCTCTTCCCGGCCTGCCGCCTGCTTTCTCACCATCGTCCATGTTGAATTCTTTTTCAAACTGCTTCTGAGTGGCATATTGCATTCCCTGTTTTCTAGAAAAGTCTCCTAGACCTGTGCCTTTCTTACCGTAGAACTTAAAACCATCGTCTGGTTGCTTAGAAGGTTTCTTAGAAGCTTTCTTACTAGCCTTTGGCTGACGAGCGTTAATGCCTAATTCTTCGTTGGCACTTTTAGATGGACTTTGTCTATAACCTTTTCTCGGGTTCTGACCACTACCTGTAGCCTTTTTCTTCTTAGCAGGAGTTTGTTTATCTCCCTTATTTTTAGCTGCCAAAGCTGCTGCTGTTGCTGCGGCTGTTCCTCCTACTGCTGCCGCTGTTTTTCCGGGATTATTTTTAACTGCCGTCACTGCTCTTTGTAAGCGGCTAGGATTTGCAGGAGACTTCGGAGTAGGAGTAGTTGCACCACCACGGCCACCATCAGGCGCTCTCCCTGTATTTTTATTAGTCTGTAGAGTCTCATCAACCCTTTTCGGAGTTTTAGGACTCTTCGGAGTTTCAGGCCTCTTTCGAGTTTGAGTCTTAGGAGGGTCTTTAGGCTTCGGAGGGGCGTTACGCTTCGGAGTAACAACTTTTTTTGGACTGGGTGCAGAGGTAGCGGCGTTGTTAGCACCCCTTACTGTACCTGTACCTGTAACTTTGTCTTTAAGCTTGCTTGCACTTTCTCCTAAAAATTCAATTGCTTTTTTTGCAACGCCCATATCTGTATCTCCTGTGTTTTGTATTTTATTTACTACTTGTTTACCCCCGCCTCTGACTTTATTGGCCACTTTAACAAAGGGCTTTACCAAAGCTAAACCGGGAAGAGAGAGAGCAGCATCTGCAACGTCCATCACACCTGCTCTACCTTCTCTGATTGCAGTTATAGAGTCTTGGTGAGGTAAAACATAAGAGGCAAGGTCTTTCTGCCTTTCAGTAGGTTTGTTAGCCATCCCTTGTACTTCTTGTTTTGCACCGTCTCTGATAGGTGCATAAGGATCAGCGTCCTTTCTTCTACTAAAAGCTCCCATACTTAAAGGATTAGACGAACCTCTTCTGCTAAAACCTTGTGGTAGTTTTCTTCTCACTCCTAGTCACTCCCTTTGACCAGTGTATTAGGACCACCAGCTGTACTGAAACTAGTCTGCATATCATCCTGCCTGCTTCTTCTGGCTCTGTTTCTGAGCCTGTCTATCTCACTCTGGTACTCCTGTTGCCACGCCGCTGTGGTGTTAAAGCTTTTCATAAAGAGAGAAGCCTCTATCATGGAAGCATAGAATAGCGCGTTCTCACAGTGATCGGTGAAGTAGTTTGTACGGTTGTCAGATGTAATAGTTGTGATCTGTGCAATAAAGCCCATCTCTGCGTCTAAATCAACAGCAGAAGGTGTAGGAGCTACTCTGATCTCTGCGTTAGTCTTAAAGCCATAGTATCTAGGTGTACCAGTGGAAGCCGACACAGGCCAGTAGTCCAGCAGGTACTCATAGGGTCTATGCTTCAGCTGTGTTCTGACACCTCCTACTTTTATGGAAAAGGTCTTGATGATCTCTCCACCCAGAGGAACAGACACCTCTGCTTTATTAGCAGATACAGCTACACTGGTATAAGAGACCAGACCTTGATCATCCAGATCATTCTGCATCTTCTCCTGTGCTCTCTGTATCATAGCAGGGAGAGCACCTACAAACTCTGAGCCATCGTTCTCAGTAGTTTCTATGATGACGCTGACAAGAGAATTAAAATCCACAGCCTAGCTCCTAGCCATAGTAAACATAAATTTTGCCAGCATCACTTGCGCCAGCAACAGAGACATTTCCCTTGCACCGGATACCATCGTCTTGCATATAAATACTATCACCAGTGTTAGTAGTTAAAACAGGTTGTTTAATAACAGGACCCTTGGAATCTCCTATGACAATTTCTGAAGCAGCGGTGACAGCGTAGGTGTACATTCTGATACGAGTGTCAGACAGAGTAACGCTACTGATGGTATCCACCAGAAAACCATTGCCACCTGCACCTCCCACCACCTGTGCTATTTTAGTTGTAGTACTCATTCATTTTCTCCTGAGTAAAAAGGGGAGAACCTTACAAGGCATTGCTGCCCTCTGATCCTCCCCTTATTATAGATCAAACTTTATATCTTTCCAAACTGCAGAGGGGTTATCTTTCCACCGCTGCAAGAATGTAATCAATGGTCAGGGTCTTAGCAACTGCCTCACCATTTTGAATACCGAAAGAAATAGTAAGGTCTTCGTCATCAGGAGCATTGGTGGTGCTTGCAATCTCTCCTACCTTTACGTTATCTTGGTAGGCGCGGAACACTGGACCACCAGTAGCAACGTCCAGAGGATCATACTCAAAAGAAAGCGTGACAAACGTATCATCTGCCATGGCACTCATCTCCAGAACACTCAGGCTAGAACTGTTGTCTTTCTCAATGACAAGATCAGGCTGAGTATCCCCGTCTACTTTTAAGAAGTAAATACCATCCGTAACGTCCAGAGGGGTTGAGTCAGTGATCTGAAGACCCATGACAATCTCTGACTGAGTGGCATCATTGGTTTTAAACCTAGACGTAAAGAACATTCTTTTGCTAGAATCCCACTTGAAAGACTCACCTTTCAACTGGAAGAAGTCCAGATCATTATCTCCTGCAGCGTTGGTGATCAGTAGCTGTCCACCTGCACCTGCGGTGATAGCCTCTGTGGCAGAACCCGTTCCAGCTTCAGTGGTAGTGATGGTGTAGATACCAGCGTGGTACTCAAAGAAATCATCGTGGTACGTGTAATACTTAAAGGGGTCCATGTAAGGGTAATTAAAAAGCGGGTTACCTTTTACTTGGTTAGAAACTCCGTTGGGGAAATGTGTAGGCATAGTGAACAGTCCTTTCCTAGACCAGCACCCCAGAGGGGTACCATTCAAATATGTAAGTGTAAGTGTAAAAAAGTAGTGGAGGAAGTTTTTAGGCTCCCTCCACTGTAGTAAGAACTACGCTCCTTGTGAACCGAAGTAACCTCTCCAGTCCGAATAACCAAAGCTGTAGCGTTCTCTGGCCTTGAACCGGAGATTACCCGTGTCAAAGTCAGGCTCCATCTTGGTGGCAAGCGGCGCTCTGATAAACATCTTTGCTCCGTTAGGAACATCCGTTTTAATAAAGAACGCATCAGGATCACTGAATCGCTTGTTCACCATGTAACCAGAGGGGATCATACCCTGATGGTTAATGGAGTTGATGTTGTTATCAGCCGTGTTTGACTGATAGGGGCTGTTCAGAACACGGTCTGCCGTGAACTGGTTGCTCGGGGCAATGTGCAGAGAAACCGCACCCGACCCAATCAAGATACCTCTATCATCTTTCATCGTCTGAATAGACACCAAAGCAGTTTCTAAAGCAGCTTCAGAAAGATCAACCGTACCCGTGGTACCAATAAGGTTACTTTGGACAC